TACCCTTGACATTATCCCCGACATTTTAGAGCGGGATTGCGCGTTACCGAGGAACGCGATTCTGGTTGTGATAGACCGGGTGGACAGTCTTAGAAACGAGTTAGTGGACTCTCTGCAGCAAGCAGAAAACAGCCAAAACGAGAATGGGCCGGTCGCCGGGCCGGAAGGCGAAGATGGGCTATTTCCAATCTAATTCGGTCCCCGGTTACATTGACGGGCTCGCGAGCGCGGCAGACATCCGGCGTGATGTTGCCGGGCTTGCCCGCGCGCCTATCCGCCGCCCCGTCTCCCAGATTGCCGCAGAGTCCGTGTGGGTGCGTAGTGCATCCGGGGGCCGGGACCGCTGGAACCCTGACACGACACCCTATATGCGGGAGCCGATGGATCGGCTTACCAGCCGCCAACACGAATGCGTGTGTTTCGTGGGACCCGCACGGACCGGCAAAAGTCAGGGTCTTGTGCTCGGGTCGCTCGCGTATGTCGCGCTTGCGGACCCTGCCGATATGCTGATTGTGGCAATGACGCAGGACAAAGCCACTAAGTTAAGCAAAAAAGAGATCACACGGCTTTTCTACGATTCACCGGACCTTGCCGAGTGCCTGTCACACAGGCCAAACGATAATAATACATTCAGTAAGACGCTCAAACGGGGCAACATCATTTATATTGGCTGGCCTAGCGCGAGTCAGTTAAGTGCTGAAACCGTTAAATATGCCATTCTGACTGACTTTGACAGAATGCCGCTGTTTATCGGTCACGAAGGTTCGCCGTTTCAGCTTGCAAAAAAGCGCATCCAGACTTTTCTAAGCTCAGGAACCGTTTTAGTTGAAAGTTCCCCAGGGTATGAGATAACTAACCCTGATTGGGAGCGATCTACCCCACACGAAGCACCGCCCACGTTCGGGATTTTTGAGATATATAATTTAGGCGACCAAAACAGGCTTTATTGGCGTTGTCCCGATTGCGGCGACTATTTTATGGAGCCTATGGACTTTGCCGGATTCGACTTTAAGCACGTTCGGGATGATCGGGGGGTAACTGTACCGTCCGAGGCCGGCGATCCGAAGTTGATTTGCACCGCGAACGGGTGTTTGTTGCCGGAGTCTGCTAAAACAGAGCTTTTGTCTACTTGCCAGTGGGAACCGGACCCTGTTAGGAACGATTCAGAAAACAACTATGCTACCTATTGGCTTAGTGGGGCAGCGGCTAAGTATCAGAGCTGGAAGTCGATTGTCGGAAACTACTTAAAGGCCGAAAAAGTCTTTGATACAACAGGGAACGAAGAATCACTACGGAACAGCTTAAACCTCGATATGGGCGCGGCATATCTGCCGAGAAAACGCGCTGTCGAGTTGAAACCCCATGCACTCGAAGAACGCGCGGTGCATTACGAGCGAGGCATCGTACCGGCCAAAGTGCGTTTTCTGTTGGGCGTTGTTGATGTCCAGGCCGGGAAAGACGCGCGTTTTGTAGTCCATATCATCGGGTTTGGCCCTGAGCTTCAAAGCTGGATCATTGATAGATTCGCGATTCGCGAGTTTGACGGGAAAAAGATTGATCCAGCGAGCTATCCTGAGCACTGGCGGGTGTTGATGGATCAACTACTGTTGAAGACTTGGCCGTTGGAGGGTGACGATAAGCGCGCAATGCGACTGCTAAGGGTCGGGTGCGATATGCACGGTGCCGAGGGCGTTAGCAGTCACGCATACAGCTTTGTTCGGTTCTTGAAGCGTCATAAGCTTAAGGACACAGAGCAAATGAAATTTGGCAATCTATCACACCGGTTCCGGTTACTGCGCGGGACCGGGCATCGATCGGCTCCGCGGTCTAAGACTACCTATCCTGAGAGCGAGAGCAACCGGCAGCGGAAGGCGAACGCGCGCGGTGATATTCCTGTGATTCAGTTCAATTCCAATTTGTTGAAGGATGAACTGCACAATGCGATGAAGCGGGACGAACCGGGGCCGGGTTATATGTGGTGGGGAACATGGCTTAAGAGGGCATTCTACGAGGAACTAACAGCGGAAGTTAAAAGCCCGAAAGGCACTTACGAAAAGAAAACCCCGAAAGCCCGTAACGAGGCTATCGACCTTTATACGATGTCGAAAGCGCTTTGTCTTGCTTTGGGTGCGGATGCGATAGATTGGAATAAACCCGGAAAGCCGTGGGCGCGCGAGTGGGACCGCAACTCGGAAGTCTTCGCGGTCGAGGACGCGGCAATCCGAGAGCAGAGAAAAGAGCGCGCAAAACCGGCAACCCGCGCAAGGAAACGGGTACGGTTCAGCATTAGCTAGTGGGAATTGAGAAAATGGCCTATACTCAGAACGATTTAGACAATGTGCGGTCGGTTATCGCCCAAGGGTTGCGGTCGGTTGTGTTTGAGGATGGGCGGCAAGTCCATTTTCGGTCCGTTGGTGACTTGCTCAGGGTCAAGAACGAGATCGAGAAAGACCTTGACCAGCGACCGAAGCGCCGCGCATATACGGTTCACACTCAGAGGGGGCTTTAATGGTCGATTTGGTTAAAAGCCAAAAGCCCGTTGTACGCTGGCGAGGGGGTCGGGCGTTTTCTGTCGAAAACACCAAGTACGATGCTGGGACGCTCGGAACCGGGCGCTCGCGTAATTGGGATGCTACAGATTACGGTCCAAACGCGATCCTATCAAGCCAGCTTGAGACACTAAGGAACCGTTCGCGGATCGGGACGCGAAACAACCCCTGGATTTTCCAAGCGATTGAGCGGTTGGTGTCCAACGAAGTCGGTATCGGGGTCACCCTGTCTAGCGGCTGTGAGAAAGAGTCGTTTCAGAAAAAGATCGATGCTATCTGGAAGCAGCACAAAGACCTTTTGGACTATAACGGGCTTTTGCCTTTCGGGGGTTTGCAGCAGCAAGCCGTTCGTGGCCGCAGAGTATCAGGTGAGGTCTTCATTCAGCGAGTGAGGGTTAGTCGCGACTCACCTTTACCGCTACCCTATCAGATAATAGTCCATGAATCGGATATGGTGCCGATCCAGCTAACGCAGGAATTGGCGAACGGTAATGTCATCCACCAAGGGATTGAGTTTAACCGGAAGCGTCGCAGAACTGCGATTTGGTTTTGGCGGAGCCATCCGAAAGAGCAGGCGCTAGGGTCCGGGCAGTTCACCGCCGATCAGTTTGTTCGCGTGCCGATCCGCGATGTTATCCACCACTTCGATCCGACTATGAGGCCGGGGCAGATTCGGGGTGAACCGAACAGCGCCCGGTCTTTGGTGTCCGCGATTACGTTTGACTCCTATGAGGATGCAGAGCTTACCCGTAAGCAGACCCGCGCGCCGTTTACAGGCGTTGTAACCCGTCCAGACTACGAAGACAGCGATTTTCTGTTCGACCCCTTTACCGGAGACACGCTTGATGAGCAAGCGCAAGGGGCGGTTCCGGTTAACGCCACACCAGGGACGTTTTTGAGCACACTGCCAGGTGAAGGGGTGACCCTGTTTGACGGTGATAACACCGGGCAGGGCTTCAAGGATTACAGCAGAATGGTTTTGCTAAAAATCGCAGCAGGTTACGGGATACCTTACGAGATGATTTCCGGCGATTGGTCGGGTGTTAATGACCGTCTAGTTCGTGCTATCGTCAATGAGTTTCGGCGGCAGATCGAGGCCGCCCAAGATCATTTGCTGATTTTCCAGCTTTGCCGGGGTGTCTGGCGTTGGGGCGTCGAGGCAGCGGTAATGACCGGGCGTGTTAAAGCGGCTGATTTCTGGAACAAGAGGGATAGTTATCTTGCTGTTATTGCGCGGCCCCATGCTTGGGAGTATGTTAACCCTGAGCAGGACGTTAACACGAAAATTAAGCTCCTAGAAAAACGACTCACTTCTCGAAAAGCGGTTGCTGATTCTATGCCGGGTCCGTCGATTGAGGAAATTGACCGGCAGATCGAGCAAGACAACGAGAAAAGCGTGTATTCAGCGAGTTCAGGCAATAGCTCAGGTTTCGGGAAACAAAACCCGCCGCAACCGCCCGATGAAAGCGGCGATGAAAACGGCGATGATGAAAAAGAGGGTTCAAACGATGAATAGATGGCTTCAACTTTCCGACTATTCGGCGGGTGATAAAGCCGTTCGGCTGGATATTTTCGACCAGATTGGGGAAAAGACAGAGTTCTGGACGGGCGAGAAAAAGGGGATCGCAGCCGCGCATTTCTCAAACGTGCTTCAAGCGCTCCCGAGTGATACCAGCACTATCGAGCTTCATATCAATTCACCGGGCGGCTCGCTGCTTGACGCATTCCAGATTTATAACGAGTTGAAGCGGCACCCCGCAACGGTTGACGTTATCATTGACGGGCAAGCGGCAAGTGCGGCGTCGATAATCGCAATGGCGGGTGATACGGTCACAATGCCCGAAAATGCCACAATGTGGATTCATAACCCGGTAACAGGGTTTATGAATTTCTTTTCGGGCGGGGCTGATGAAGCACGAAAGCAAGCAAAAAAGCTTGAGGCGCTTGCTGGTGACCTTTCCGTTTTCAGCGAAAAAATCGTCAATACTTATTTGAGCAAGGCCGGGGATAAGGTCACAGCCGAAAAGCTCCGGGCCATGATGGATGATGAAACGCTGATTACCGCAGAGCATGCCGTCGAGTTGGGTTTGGCAGACGGGGTGGAAAATGCTGTTGAAATTTCCAACATGGCACCAGCCGACCAGTCCGTGCGGGAAATGATGGCAGCCGCAGCCGCGCAGCTTGAGGCTATGCCCGCGCCAGCGACTCCCGCGCCAGCCGTTCAGCAGGCCCCATCCACGCCAGCGGCTCCGGCCTTTGCTTCGCCCGAGTTTGCAATTTCTGCTTGTAGAGACGCGCAGTTACAGGAAATGGCGCTATACTGTATTGAGGGCAGGCTTTCGGAAACGGAAGTGCGGCAGGTGCTCGCAGATGCCGGGTCCGTGAAATCGCAGTTATCAGCAGCCGGTTTGGATGTTCCGGTTTCCGATATTGCGGACGCGCTGAAGGATGGGCCGTTGGCGCTGTTCAATTTCGGGCTCCAGCAAGGGTTGGATGCGGGGTCCGACAATGAGGGGTCCGAGCTTCCGGGCGCTTTTTCAATGCGGAATGCGGGCGGTAGTAAACCATCGGTCACCCCGCTTTCACCCAATGAAATCTACAAAAAACGTCGAGAGGTTAAATAATGACTATTCTTACCGAAGGTCTGCACACTGCCGAGTATGTCATCCAAGAGGTTGGCCCGCGCGCGCTTTGCCGGAAGACTGTTTCGCTTGAGGGCGACGGGACCAAACTTAAGCCCGGCTCCGTTCTTGGTAAAGTCACCACTGCCGTTTCCGCAGCTATTTCCGCAGCGGCGGGTAATACTGGTGATGCAAGCTTGTCAGGCGTTACCGTCACTACGGACGATGACGTTCTTGAGGGCGATTATACTTTGACTTGCACCGGCACAAGTACGGACGCCGGTACGTTTGAGGTGGTCGCGCCGGATGGCACGGATATTGGAGACTTAACTGTAGGTACACCGTTCACTAGCGCGCATATCTCTTTGACCCTGCCAGACGGAACCACTGATTGGGCCATTGATGACGTTGTTACGGTTACTGTTTCCCCGAGTGACGTGTCATATACGCAGTATGACCCTAATGCGACTGACGGCAGCGAAACCGCAGCGGCTATTCTTTTCCGTGAGGAAACCCCGGAAAACGGCAGCCCGGTTGAAACCCTTGTTACTGCGAGGTCAACGGTTGTCGATAAAAAGGCGCTGGTTTGGTCTGACTCTGTAACAGAGTTCAATAAGAAAACGGCTTTAGCTGCACTTCAAACGCATCATATTATTGCGCTGGATTAAGCTACAGTTTAGCGCTGCAATAAACCGCTTTTCAGGGCATATCGGGAGATTTAACTAATGGCTAGTTTTGACATTTTCAATGATGACGCATTCAGCGTTACAGGGCTTACTAAGTCGATTAACGAAGACGTGGAAGGTCAGAAGATTCCTAATATCGACTTCACTTTCCAAGAGGAAGGCATTAACACCACTTCGGTTTTCATTGAAAAGAAAACCAATTCACTTGAGCTGGTGCCTGCCGGGATTCGTGGTGAGGCTGGTGCAGTTCCGAAACGCGAAAAGGCCAAGCTCATTCCGTTTGGTACGATCCACCTTCCGCAGTCTGACGGTGTTTTGGCAGATCATGTCACTAATCTTCGGGCGTTTGGTACGGAAACTGAGCTTCAAAGCGTTCAGACGGTCGTTAACCAGCGGCTCGCAAAAATGCGTCGCCAGCTTGACGCGACTATCACGTTCCATCGGCTTGGAGCGATTAAAGGCAAAGTCCTTGATGCAGACGGCACAACCGAGTTGCTGGATATTTATGACGCATTCGGTTTGACCCAGCAAGAGACGTTCTTGGATGTTGGCGACGAAGCGCTCCCAGAGGATGATATTGCGCCGTTCAAGATACAGGTTATAAACGCTAAGAGAATGGCCGAACGTGCGCTTGGTATGAGCTTTCTAACCGGCTACCGGGTTTATTGTGGGACGGACTTTTTCGATTCGCTGATTACACACCCCGATGTTGAGGAAGCCTACGACCGCTGGAATGACGGCCAATTTTTGCGCGAAGATAACCGCCCTGGTTTCCAGTACGCGGGCGTTGAATGGGTCGAGTTAAGCGGTAATGTCGGGGGCGTGGATTTTTGGGGCGCTGATGAAGCATACCTAATCCCGGTAGGTGTTCCCGATCTCTTTATTACTAAGTTCGCACCGGCTGATTATATGGAAACCGTGAATACTACCGGGCTCCCGTATTATGCGCGGCAAGAACCAATGCCAATGAATAAAGGGATTGCAATGGAAAGCCAGAGCAATGTCCTTAATCTCTGCACCAAGCCCAGAGCGATTATCAAGATTGTTCGTGGAACTAGCGTCTAATTAGCGTTCCTCCGTGCTGGGGCTTAATCCCCGGCGTTAGCGCGCCGGGGGTCTTTTTGGGGGTCTTATGGATTGGGACGCAATTAGGGCGTATTCGACCGAGGCCGCATATAGCGTTTTTTCGGTTCCCGCCGTTTATACGGAGAGAGGGACCGGGATGGTATTTGAAATAAGAACCGTCTATAACGAGGCTTTCGAGGTTCGCACAGAGGCGGGCTTCACAGATTATAAGCCTGTCGCGAAAGTGAAACTTGAGGATATACCCGAGCCAAGAGAAAATAGCGAATTTGAGATTAACGGTCGGACGTTGCTAGTCGATTATTACACCAAGCAATCGAACAACGAATGGTGCCTGTATCTTAAGGAACAGACCTATGGCAGCTACTAGCATCAGTTTAACGCAACACGGTTTTGGCCTTTCCGTCCGAGTTAATAGGGACGCAGAGGCTATAACAGAGGCGTCCCGCGATGCGATGCAGAAAACTGCCAAGCGGGCGCAAGTCTTAGTATCAAAGCAGATACGGAAATATCTAAACCTTCCGAAGTCATTGGTGGATGGCAATCTTTCACATTACTATAACGCGCAAAAGGACCAAGCTGTTGTCGCAATAAAGAATACCCGCTATGAGCTGTCGGCTTTTAATCACAAGCAAGCATACGGAAAGGGTACTTATAAATCAACCGGGGGCCGTAGAACCGCAGGATTCAAAGTGAGAATCTGGAAGGGGAAACCAGCCACTCATTTTAAGCGGGTGTTCCGGTTCGGGGCTTCACTTGCCGAGCGTAAAGGGAAACCGCGCTTTCCGATTCGTATATTGAAAGGCCCGAGTCTCGCAGGTGTTTTCCTATGGGCGCGCGAGGGCATACAGGGCGAAGTTGACGAAGCCTTTTTGAAAGAGTTTGACCGAGCGGTTAAGCGCAAGGCTAGGGGGCACTAATGACAATCGAGGCCCCAGAGCAAGTTATGCTTGAGACGGTCCAGGGTTGGCTCGGTTCAATTTCGGTCGAGAACGGGTATTTTACGGATGTCGCGGGCCGGGTGTTTTTTGACCGGCCAGCTAATAGAGATACCCCGCTTCCGCTTATTATCTTAGATGATGATTCAGGCGAGTTTAGCGGGAACTCAAATAAAACAATGGTTTCGGTTGAATTTTATATCGTCGGTGTTTTGGCGCTACCGATTGACGGGGATCAAAAGCGCCCAGGTCGCCGCTTTCTTTGGGACATGCGACAATGCCTGAGAGGGCATCTAAAACATGACCCAATCGTAGGCTTTGATGTTTCATTCTTGCGGCAGTCTGTTGAAGAACCGGAAGATCAAAGCGCAATTCTACTTCCAACACTTCATTGTACGGCATCTTTTCCAGATAAAGAGATCAAAGCGAGGTATTAACAAATGGCAGGCTTTCTATTTTCCGGGCGTTATTGGGTCGATTTCGAGGATGCCGAAGGCAACAGCACCGGCCTGATTGGCCCGCTGAACACTAGCAATTTAGAGATTCAGCACCAAGACCCCGATGTTATCGAACGTATCTCGAATATGCCTCAAAACCGAGGGCAGGCGCTTGACACGGTTTCAACTCCGAAACCCCAACAGCTTTCAATCACTGTTGACGATCAGATCGACGATGATAGCGAGTCTCCCGAGGTCTTGGCGCGCGGCTTCGGCGGGGCTGTTTCGGCGTTTACCCAGGCCGGGGGAACTGATATTGCGGTTGCCGGTATGGCATATAAAGGCAAGTCCGTTGACTTAGGCCAGCGGGGTATCACTGAGGATTCTGAGGAATTATATGTCCAGGCGGCTATTTCAACCGGGTCTGTGACCGGGCAAGCGACCGGGGCAACCGCAACTACCCTTGTCGATTCGACGCAATCTTGGACCGAAGACGATTTGATCGGCGCAAGCGTGTTGTTTGTTGCGGGAACAAACGTAGGTGACCTTGTTGCGATAACCGACAATGACGCAACATCGATCACGGTAGCGGCTTGGGGCACTTTGCCAGATACAACGTCCGAGTATGTCATTGTTGATGCGTCCGCAGCGCTTACAAAGGATGTTGATTACACCGTCGATTATGAGTCGGGCCTTGTTAAAGTCCTGTTCGCATCAGTTAATGTGTCCGATGGCGATATGATCGCCGGGACCGTCGATTCACCGGCAATGTCTGGATATACTATCGCGGGCGCGCAGGAACCGACCGTGACCTTTAGCGTTCGCGGGTACGGTGTCAATCTGGCAACCAAAAAGCGAGGTTGGCTGGAAATCGACAAGGTGGAGGCGAAGGTTTCCGAGAACCCCAACTTGGCGGCGGGCGATGCGTTTATGAATACAACGCTTTCCGGTACGCTTATTACTGTCGCGGGTCAAACGGCACCCTATCGGTTCAACGTCGAACTGAGCTAACCCGACGCGGGAACAGGGGGCAGGCCCCTGTTTAGAAGCGAACCGGGTGTACCATCCCGGCTTCGCTTTTTGTCGCCAATGGCCGCGATTAGGGTGATGACGGATTATATCGCAAGTGATGAGTCGTACAGTTCGACGCACGCAGGTTACGCCTTAGAGACGATGGCAGAGGCGTTGAACCGGCTTGATGTCGTTGAAGCCGAGCTTAAACGGGTGGATAAGGCTATTCGTCACGTTGAGGATTTCCGTCTTGCCGGGATTGAGCAGGAAGTGCAAGTCGTTAAAGATTGGCAGGCGAAGCAGAGTGATTCGTTAAACCGGCTTGCGGATATGATTTCCGCGTCCAATGACTTGACAGTATCCACCAATCAAGCGGTAGCTGGTAATAGCCAAGCGCTGGCGGGTTTCATCAGTGAAAACAGGTCTAACACAACTAAGCTTATTGCTAGTATCGTGGCCGGACTTCTTGCACTTTCCATTACCGGTATCGGGTTTGTTTGGGGGATTTGGGTTCTTACCGGGGAGCCGACACCCTGACACTATAACACTCCAGCAAAGAGGCGAAAAATGAGAAATCAAAAAAAAGTTGACCTAAAGGATTACGCTGCCACGGTTAAGGAAATCCGCATCGGAGATGTTAGGTCTTTTCTGACATCACTTAAAGAGGCTGAGATTTTCAAAAACGGGGCTTTCGATAAAACGACGCTAATTGAGCTTTTGACAGAGCACTACGATGCAATCGACCCTTTGATGGATGGGTGCCTTGAGTTTTCCGACCCGGCCAAGACTCCCGATGACATTGCGCTAAGTGAGGCTTTGAAAATTGCTGAGGCTTTCATGGAAGTGAATCCGGTTTTTTTGTCCTTTGTGGCGCAGGCCCAAAAAGGTCTAGCGCCGAAAGCGAGTGCGACCGACGAAAGCGCTACCTAACGCTTTTTGAGAGATACTGTCTTATATTAACCGAACGGGGGCATTCTGAGCCTTGGAACTATGGGGCGAGCTATTTTTTCGCTTGTGTTGATACTGTCAGCCAGTTAATACAGAAAAACGGACCCTAAACATGAAAAACCCCGGCATCGCACAAGCGGTGCCGGGGTTTTGTTTTGGTTAAGGTTCATGGTTGGTTAATAGGTGACTATGTAGTTCAGCCAAAGACCCAAGGCAATGACCCAGGATACCAGCCGGGTTATACTGAGCGCGAGTCTCAAATGTTCGTTGGGGATGAGGCGGGGGTACAAGTCTTTCCCGGTTTCAAAGTCGAACAGCGCGATAATCGCCTGTATTGTGAAAATCCCGGTTACCATTAAGAAAAACAGGCATGGAGGGCATACCATTTTCACCATATAAACAGGGACCACGAATATAGCCATGAGTGTGTCACTGGTGCGGGGGTCCATTCTAAAAGCCACCCCGCAACAGCGTATCCCATACCCTTATAGGCATGTCCGTATGTTGGGCGCTGTCAAGCGGTAGCATCCACCTATGTACCGTGTGGAGGCTGTAGTCATAGCCTATCGAATTGAGTCGTTCTGTAAACTCTTTTCGAGTCAGGCCGTTAGCTTTTACATAGTGTTTTAGGTTTTCTGGTGTATACCCAACATCAGGGTATAATAGTTTTTTCATTTGTTTTCTCCTTTTGAGATTTGGAAAGAGTGGGAACCCCGCGCGGGTGCGCGAGGCTTCCGGTTATTCGGCAAAGATTACTAAGCCGGGGTGGTTGTAGGCTTTCTCGAACGCTCGCGCGTTGTTGCCGTATGCCACCCACAAGACGGGGTAGCCAGGGTCTGCCGGGATGTCCGAACATTCAAGGTCCGTAAAGTAGACCAGCGCATCAGGCATTATACCATTTTCCGCTACCCAATCGAAAGCCGGGCTGAATGCGGTTCCACCGCGACCGACAATCTCAGTATTAAGCGGACCATCATACGGCAGGATTTCATCAGCAGATTTAACTGACGTGTCAACGCACAGCTTGAGTATCCGCTTGGGCTTGATTTCATCGCGAAGCGCGTTGACTTCTGCGATAAATACTCGCAACAGATCAGTATTGATCGAGATGCTAGAGTCGATCACCACCACAAGGTCGCCCGCGCCTTCTGAATAGAGAGACGGGTAATATCGACCGCTCGATATGTGGCGGCGATTAGGCCGGGACCACGAGTAATCGTCGTTTGTCCGGGAAAGCCAGAACTTCCGCATCAGGTCAACCCAATTCATTTTCGGGTCGAGCAGATCGGAAACCATTTCGCGGATGTTTGAGCCTACGTCGCCTTCACCGGCCAGCTTTTCAGCCATGTTCAGGTTCGTTGCGATCTCTGCCGCTAGTTCAGATTCCAGCTTTTCGCGGGATTCATCGTCGCCGGGGTAGTCCATGACCCCTCCCATGCCGGTTGGGTCACTTGGCACCGGGCGGTTGCCAGGGCTTGTCGGCTTGTCGCTGTCGCCCGAGTCGCCATCGTCGCCCGAGTCGCCCGAGTCGCCATCGTCGCCCGAGTCGCCCGAGTCGCCATCGTCGCCCGAGT